GCTACGGCGAAGAGCACAAGGAGATCTACGAAACGGAGACCTCCGACCGCTCGTTTGAAGAGGAGACCAAGCTCTCCGGCTTCAGCGCCGCTCCGGTGAAGAACGAAGGCCAAGCCCTGTCGTATGACAACGCTCAGGAAGCCTGGACCGCTCGTTACAACCACGAGACCATCGCGCAGGGCTTCTCCATCACCGAAGAGGCGATGGAAGACAACCTGTACGACAGCCTCTCGGCGCGGTACACCAAGGCACTCGCCCGGGCCATGGCCTACACCAAGCAGGTCAAGGCCGCTGCCATCCTGAACAACGGCTTCAACGCCGGTGTCGTGTATGGCGACGGTCAGGCTCTGTTCAGCACCGCCCACCCGCTGGTGTCCGGTGGCACCAACAGCAACCGTCCCACGACGGGCGCTGACCTGAACGAGACCTCGCTGGAAGCCGCTGTGATCCAAATTGCGGGCTGGACGGACGAGCGCAACCTGCTCATCGCCGCCAAGCCTCGCAAGCTGATCGTGCCCCCGGCGCTTCAGTTCGTCGCCACGCGTCTGCTGGAAACCAACCTCCGTGTTGGCACCAACGACAACGACATCAACGCGCTGAAGAACAACGGCTCGGTCCCGGAAGGCTACACGATCAACCACTGGTTGACCGACACCAACGCGTGGTTCCTGACCACCGATGTGCCCAACGGCCTGAAGCACTTCGTGCGGGTGCCCCTGGCAACCTCCATGGACCAAGACTTCGACACGGGCAACAGCCGCTATAAGGCGCGTGAGAGGTATTCTTTCGGCGTCAGCGATCCGCTCGGAGCGTTTGGAAGCCCTGGCGCCTGACAAAAAGTCCTTGTAAATCAAGGATTTAGCCCCTTCGGGGGCTTTTTCTTTGCTTGTTGCGCTATAAAGCTAAAGAAGGCTTGACGGCAAGGGTTCAGTGGGTTAGTATCTGACCACATCAACCAAGGAGTCCGAGATGGCCATCATCTACCGAATCACCAACATGGCGAACGGCAAGTTCTACATCGGCAGCGCCGAGAGTTTTGCCCGCAGAGAGTGGCAACACAAGTACGCGCTACGCCGTAACGAGCACAAGAACCCGCGTTTACAGGCTGCATGGAACAAGTACGGCGAAGAGATGTTTGTGTTTGAAGTGATTGAAGAGATCCCAGAAGGAGGGGATCAGCTTGTATGCGAAGACAAGTGGCTGAGGGGGTGTGTTGGCAAGCCTGAGTGTTACAACGTAAATACTTTGGCCACTGCTCCGCGACTAGGTTTAACGCTTTCAGAAGAAAGCAAAGCCCAACTTAGCGTTAACAGGAAAGGCAAACATGCAGGAGAAGCACACTATCGCTACGGCAAAACGGTAAGCGAAGAAACCAAAGCCAAGATCGGAAACGCCCAGAGAGGGAAACCCAAGGCGCCTGGGCGCAAGGTCTCTGAAGAGGGCCGCGCCAAGATCCGTGCCGCTGCCGCTGCGGGGCACTACAGCCATTGGGAGGGCCGTAACCACACCGAAGAAGCCAAGGACAAGATGCGCCGCCCGATCTACGCCATCCTCCCGGACGGCACACGCCGGGACTTTGTAGGTGTCTCTGCTGCGGGTAAAGAGTTGGGTGTCGCCTACCCCATGCTGGTGCGGTCGATGAAGGCTGGAAAGCCGCTTGCGAAGGGGCGACTGGCAGGGTGGCTGTTTGCGTACGCAGACCTTGACCAAGGGGGCTGAGTGTGCTAGGCTCGGGCTAGCCCGAGACCAACTTCCCTACCGACCGACTCGGCGGACTCGTCCTCAAGACGGTAGGGGTATCTGAGGAAAAGCCATGTCCTTCTCCACCTTCTCCGGCCCGATCCGCTCGGGCACCCAGCGCTACAACCCTGGCCGCAACACGGGCCTTGTTGTCCTGACGCAGTCCGCTACCATCAACATGAACGGCGTGGCCCTGACATCGGCTGCGCCAGTGCAGAACCTCTTCACGCTGCCTGCGGGGTCCAAGATCCTGTCGTTCCGTTTTGAGAAGACGATCATCCTGGCGGGCAACTCGATCTCTCAGGTCGCTGCCATCGTCGGCAACGCGTCGGACGACAACCAGTACCTCGAATCGGTGAACCTTGCCGTGGCGAAGGGTGTGGCTGCGCAGGCTACGGTCGATGCGGGCATGCAGGTAGACGACTGCGACAACATCGGCACCTCGGACGTACTGCTCCAGGCGACTTTCACGGCGACGACGGGCGACGCCACGTCGGGCCAGATCGTGGTCACGGTGAGCTACGTTCAGCGTCAGCCGGATGGTTCAGTGAACCCGACCGAGTACCAGAACTGATTCTGACGCCCCTCCGGGGGCGTTCTCCTATTGGAGTTCACCATGATGCAGACTGACGTCAGTTCAGGTTCAGTTGGCGCAGCCACGAGCGCGTCAATTACGACTTACCGCACGCGCATCAAAGCCATCGCTATGACGTACACCGCCAGCGCGGGTGCGTTGACAATTACTGACGGTAACGGTGGTCCTACGCTGTTCGCGTTCACTCCCGCAGCGGCGGCAGGCTCGCTGTACATGCTGCTCCCTGGCGAGGGTATTTTGGCGCAAACGGGTATTTACGCCACCACGGGTACCGGCACCACCGCCACGGTGATGTATGGCTAAGACACCTGCGTGGACGCGTAAGGAAGGCAAGTCAGAGGCCGGTGGCCTCAACGCCAAAGGCCGCGCTTCCTACAACGCTGCCAATCCAGGGAAGCCTGGGCTCAAGCCGCCAGCGCCGCACCCCAAGACAGAGAAGGATGCTGCTAGACGGAAGTCTTTTTGCTCTCGAATGCTCGGGCACAAGAAGAAGAATACTTCCTCTGAAACATCCAACGACCCCAACTCCCGCATCAACAAATCCCTGAGGGCATGGAATTGCTGACATGGAAGCAACGGTCATTTGGAACGCCATCCTGACGGTGTTGATTGGTGTTGTGGGTTTCTTCATGGCATCCAAGTTCAGAGAGCTTGATAGGCTCAGCATCCTGCTGAACCGGACCCGTGAGGAAGTCGCCCGGGACCACATCACTCGCGCAGAGTTCCGGCAGGACATGAAGGAGTTGATCGAACGCTTTGACCGGATTGAAGCCAAGATTGACACGCTGAGGATCAAACCTCATGCCGTACAAATCTGAACCTCAGGCACGCCTCATGCGTGCTGTTGCGCACAGCCCCAGCTTCGCCAAGAAGACGGGAATCCCCCAGGCCGTAGGCCGGAAGTTCGAGAGTCACCGGGCCGATGGCCCCAAGGAGCCTGAAATGATGAAGAAGCCCCTCCCCCCGTTCATGCAGAAGGAAGCCAAGAAGCCTGCGGACAAGGCGAAAGGCAAGAAGGAACTCCCGCCCTTCATGAAGAAGGACGCCAAGCCCAAGAAGATGGCGTACGGCGGCAAAGCCTGCTGAAAGGGCACACCATGTACACGAAGGAAATGGGTCCACCCCCGGTCGATATCGACCAAGCCTCCGCGCTGCCCCCGGCACAGCGCAAAGCTGCTGAGCGCAAAGCTGCTGAGCAGACCAAGAAGGATTACCCGAAGCCCCCGGCCAAAAAGGCCAAGGGCGGCATGACCAAGGGCTACGCCAAGGGTGGCGTCACCCGCGCAGACGGCTGCGCAGTCAAAGGCCACACGCGTGGCAGGATGGTGTGAGATGAGGACGACCTACACAGGCCCGGTCAAGAACCGGGGTGAAAACGCCAGAGGTCAGGCGAACGTCAGCCGTGAAGAGCTTGAGGACTTCAGGCGTCAGTACGGTCGGGACAAGACGCTGCGTGATCTGCTGAACGCAGATCGGACGGGCAAGCTCCCGGCTTCGGAGAAGTCTCCGATGGCGCGGGGCCCGCAGGAGGCCAATGTAGCGCCGCGTCGTGCTGAGATCCCCACGGGTGGCAGTGCCAAGGCACCTGAAGAACGCGGCGAGCGGATGAGTCCTCTGGAGATGGGCCTGCTAACCACGGCAGGCGCATTGGCAGGCCCCGCTCTTGGTCGTGGTGCTGCTGCGGCCTATAGGGGCGCCAAAGATGTTGTGGGCACTGTCCGTGGCGCTGTGCAAGCCAGCCGGGGCCTGGAAGAAGCGCGACGCGCACGGCTTGCGCGGGAGATGGATGACAGCCTGCCTGCGCCAGCAAGCATTCCTGAGCTTGGGCGAGGCGTTTTCCGTAGTGCCCGTGAGAAGGCTGAAGCCGAAGCACGAAATGCCAAACCGCGTGTGCGGGTTGAAGGCGCAAAGGGCGGTGTGTATCGTTCCGAGGCGCCCAAGACCGAGTCCAAAGCTGGCCCTGAATTCCGTAGTCGTACCGCAGATCGGATGGACGAACGAGAGATGGGCATGAAGAAGGGCGGCAAGGTCAAGACCTACGCCAAGGGCGGCAGCGTCAAGGGCTCGGGCTGTGAACAGCGCGGCCTGAGGAAGTGCAAGGTGTACTGATGCGAGCCTCACGCGGCATGGGCGCCATCCGCCCGGAGTTGAAGAAGCCCAAGGTCATCCGTCGCAAGGACGGGGACAAGGTGGATCTTTATGCTCAGGGCGGGGAGTCCCGCGTAAACGAGGCAGGCAATTACACCAAGCCCGGGATGCGCAAGGCCTTGTTTGAACGCATCAAGGGGCAGGCTACGCAAGGAACTGCTGCAGGGCAATGGTCGGCACGCAAGGCACAGCTTCTGGCAAAGCAGTACAAGGCCAAGGGCGGCTCGTACAAGGACTGACATGAAGTCCCCGCAGAAATCGCTCCGCGACTGGACAAGCCAAGAATGGCAGACCAAGTCTGGGAAACCGTCTTCCAAGACGGGGGAGCGGTATCTGCCTAAAGCCGCGATTGCCGCTTTGTCCCCTGCCGAGTACGCCGCAACGACCAGGGCCAAGCGTGCTGGTAAGGCCGCAGGCAAGCAGTTCGTGAAGCAGCCCAAGGGCGTTGCCCAGAAGACCGCGAGATTCCGATGACTACATCAGGAGCTACCACGTTCAACCTCGACCTCAATGACGCGGTCGAGGAAGCGTTTGAACGCTGCGGATCCGAGCTTCGCACGGGCTACGACCTGCGCACGGCGCGGCGATCCCTGAACCTGCTGTTTGCAGATTGGGCGAACCGTGGTGTAAACATGTGGACCTTTAACCAGGGCATGATCCCCCTAGTACAGGGTACCAACACCTACACGCTGCCGTCAGACACCGTGGATCTTCTGGAGCATGTCATCCGCACGGGGGCAGGGAACGTTTCAACGCAGGTTGATCTGACGATCACGCGGATCAGCATCAGCACTTACTCCTCCATCCCGAACAAGCTCCAGCAGGCGAGGCCTATCCAGGTGCTGGTGAACCGGAACTCCGGAGCGACCTATCCTGTGGGGAGCAGTTATTCCCCCAGCGCCACAGCCCTGCCAAGCATCACTGTGTGGCCCACGCCGGATCAGACGGGCGTGTATCAGTTTGTGTACTGGTACTTGCGGCGTATTCAGGATGCCGGGTCTGGTGGAGAAGCTACTCAGGACATCCCTTTCCGCTTCATCCCTTGCTTGGTCTCCGGGCTGGCGTACTATCTCGCCATGAAGCTCCCGGGCGGCATGGAGCGTCTCCAGATCCTGAAGGCGCAGTACGACGAAGACTGGGATCGTGCATCGAGCGAAGACCGTGAGAAAGCCGCCGTAAGATTCGTCCCGAGGCAGATGTTTATCGGGGGCTAAATGGCATACAAAACACGCGAACAAGCCCTAGCTTACTACAAAAAGTACAACGAGGAAAATCGTGAAAAGCGTAAGGCCGCTCGTAAAAAATGGGCGGAAGAAAATAGAGCGTATGCCTTAGAAAAGCAAAAAGAGTATGCAAAAGCTAACGCTGAAAAACTAAAAGCGTACTATAAAGAGTACAACGTTTCGCAAAGACTTAACAGCAGCGAATACCAAAAAAGCTATTACGAAACGAACAAAGAACGTATAGCGGAACGGAAGAAAGCGTATCGTGAAGTTAACAAAGCACGAATTGCTGAGACTAAAAAAGCTGATTACGAAGCAAACAAAGAAGCTCGTTTAGCACAAAAGAAGGAATACCGTAAAAAAGCGGCTGGTAATATTGCTTACCTAAATGCTTGCAGGAAAGAGTCGGTACGGTTGCGTACACCAAAATGGCTAACCAAGCATGATAAGCTTAGGATGAAGTGTACGTATGCCATCGCCGCCATGCTTACGCGCCACAACGGCGAGCCTTGGCATGTGGACCACGTTATCCCGCTTCAAGGAAAAGCGGTATCTGGCTTGCATGTGCCGTCCAATTTACGTGTCATGCGTGGCGTAGAAAACATCTCAAAGAAAAATAAATTTGAGGTGACGCATGGCTAACCGGTTTGCAAACGGAGCCAAAAGCTTCGGATTTTGTGATCGTTGTGGTTTTAGGTTTCCATTAAAGAAGCTTAAAAACGAAGTTATTAAAACCAAACTAACCGCAATTAAGTCATGCCCGCAGTGTTGGAGTGAGGATCACCCGCAGTTGCAGTTGGGGATGTATCCCATCGCAGACCCCCAGGCCATCCGTGACCCCCGCCCAGACACCAATACGTGGTATCAGTCGGGAACCAACGGGCTGCAGCTTGACAACACCAGCGGCACTGGACCGAACCAAGATGGTTTCCCTGGCGAGGGTATGCTGGTCATCCAGTGGGGGTGGAACCCGATTGGTGGCGCAAGAGATTTCGACGCAGTCCTCACGCCGAACACCTTGGTGGGGCGAGGGGAAGTTGGTACAGTAACGGTCGCATGAAAAGGAGAAACCCATGAAGATGACACCCAAGCAAGCGGTCCACAAGCACGAGGCCGCGATGCACCCGGGCAAGCCCAAGACCAAGCTCGCCAAGGGCGGGGTCACCAACGAGATGCTGATGCAGTCGGGCCGCAACATGGCCCGCGTCGGCAACCAAGGCGCCGTTGGGCGCAAGGGGAAGTGACATGAAGGCCAAGCCCGTGTCCACCCCGGTGATCAACGCTCCCGCGCCCATGCCGCGCATGGTGGTGGGCAGCATCTCCACTTCCCCGGCCCCTGGCCCGAAGACAACCGGCATCAAGGTGCGCGGCGGCAAGGCGCAGACCAAGGGCTTCATGGCCCGGGGGCCGATGGCGTGAACTACACCGAACTGAAGGCCGCTGTTGAGGATTACGTCGAGAACACGTTCTCGGCGACTGACTTCGCCACGATGACGGATTTGGCGGAGCAGAAGATCTACAACACGGTACAGCTTCCAGCGCTACGCAAGAACGTCACGGGCACGCTGAGTCAAGGCAATCAATACCTGACCACGCCCGGAGACTTCTTGTCGGTCTTCAGTTTGGCGGTGTTTCCCACTGCTGGTGGAGATTACACATACCTCCTGAACAAGGATGTGAACTTCATTCGGGAAAGCTACCCCAACCCGTCGGTGACAGGCACGCCGAAGTATTACGCGCTCTTCGGCCCGGTCTACAACCTGCCAACGGAACTGACCTTCATTCTCGGCCCAACGCCTGCCCCCGGTTTTACCGCAGAACTGCACTACTTCTACTACCCCGAAAGCATCGTCACGGCGGGTACGTCTTGGCTCGGGGACAACTTCGACAGCGCTTTGTTCAACGCGGTCTTGGTAGAAGCGGCCCGGTTTATGAAGGCCGAACAGGACATCGTTCAGTTGTACGTCGGGCAGTTCAACGACTCCATCCTGCTGCTGAAGAACCTGGGCGACGGCAAGAACCGCATGGACGCCTACCGCAGCGGGCAAGTCAGGAATCCGGTGAAGTAAATGCCTATCCTCCAAGGAATGTGCTCCTCCTTCAAGCAGGAGTCCTGGCTGGGTATCCATGACCTGGATACCGATGTCCTGAAGATGGCCCTTTACACGGCCACTGCGGATCTGAGCCAAGCCACGACTGCTTACAACGTTTCAACAGCAGGGCAGGTTCCTTCGGGGAGTGGGTACACCACTGGAGGTGAGACCATTACTGGGGCCCAAGTACTTCTCTCTGGTACTACGGCCTATCTGACGTTCAATAACCCGGTGTGGTCCGGAGCATCGTTTACATGCCGTGGTGGGTTGATCTACAACTCATCCAAGGCCAACCGAGCAATCGCGGTCATTGACTTTGGCGCGGACAAGACGGCCTCTGGCACATTCACTGTTCAACTTCCGGCATCAACCGCCACAACTGCGCTGCTGCGCTTTGCATAGGAGTACAAGATGATCAACAAGTCCAAGGCGAGCGATGCTGTTGCCGCCACCGTAGAGCGCAATACCGCTCCCACCGACAGGGTTCGTGCTGGTGGCGTGTTCCACATCCAGTGCATCGGCCCGGACGGTAAGCTGAAGTGGGAAGCAGAGTCCCACAACCTCGTTGTAAACGAGGGGCTGTTCTACATGAACGAAGCGGCCTTGGGTGGTGGTTCTCAGATCACTACTTGGTATATCGGCCTGTACGGTGCGGCCTCGTCCAACAACCCCGCTGCGGGTAACACGATGGCCAGCCACGCGGGCTGGACGGAGGAGACGGGGTACAGCAATGCCACACGCCCCACTTGCACGTTCGGTACGGCTACGACGGCAGACCCTTCTGTGATCAGCAACACGGCCTCTCCTGCGTCGTTCAACATCAACGCCACCGCAGTGATTGGGGGTGCATTCCTGACCTCCAACGACACCAAGGGCGGCACGACGGGAACGCTGTTTTCCGCTGCGGACTTTGCAGCGCCTGGGGACCGTTCTGTGGCTAGCGGCGACACGCTGAACTGTGTTTACACTTTTTCCCTTGATGCCGCATAACTGACAAAGAGACAGTTTTAACAGACGGCCATGATCAAGATCGACTTCCAATTCGAGACCCCTCACGGCAAGTTTGCTGATGCTCTTCATCTGCCTGACGATCACGGCTTCACAGAGGCTGAGATTGAGGCGATGAAGGAGCAGCGGCGCGACAACTGGATTGCTGTGGTGACAGCGCCTCCTGCACCGGAGCCTGAGACGACCAAAGAGGTTGCTGGTGAGGTGTATCAGAAACTAGAGGGCGTTCCGCCTGCGGGAGCCAAGCTGGTCGAGATCGACGGCGTCTGGTACTACAAGGCGTAATCATGGCCGACAGGTACTGGGTCGGCGGGTCGGGTAGCTGGAACAGCACCACCAAGTGGTCTGCGACCTCTGGAGGCGCGTCAGGCGCATCTGTGCCTACGTCGGCTGACAACGCCATCTTCAACGCTAGTTCTGGCTCCGGTGCGGTGCATTACACCGTCACTGTCACGGCCAACTCTACCTGTGCAAACCTGACGTTTACACCTGTTGCGGCTGATGGTGCAACTACTTTTAACGTAGACACTGGCTTTGTTATTGCAGGTACGTTCTCTACCAGCGGTACGCAGGGCAACCGCAGGGCCGCGTTTAGGTCTTTGACCTACGGTTTGACACGGGATATGAGCATCGCCACCATTGGCACGGTGACTGATGTGGATTTCCGCGACATCCGCGTTACTGGCGCAGGTGGAACCCTGACAGGAACCAGAATTGGTGACCTGAAGGGCAACGTCAACATCACCTTCAGCACGCCCAAAACGGTGTACTGGGTCACCCTTGCAGGCGGCAACTGGAGCGGTAACAACTGGGCTGCAAGCTCTGGCGGCGCGGCCAATACGGGCAATTTTCCGTTGGCGCAGGATACAGCGACTATCGAGAACACGGGTCTGAATACGTCGGCTACGGTGACGGTAGATACGGCAATGGCTTCGGGTTCTTTGCAAATGTCTGGTATTACCATGTCCACCAGGACAAACGCCATGACGTTGGCTACCGGCACCGTAAGCCCTCTAATTTACGGTAGTTGGACAAATGGTTCTGGAACAACACTGACAGGCACGGGCACTTTTACGTTTGTTGGCCGCACCACGCAAACAATTACCAGTGCGGGCAAAACGTTTACGCAAGTATTTGTGGTGGATACCTACGGTGGTTCGGTCGAGCTTAATGGAGATTTGAATATTGGGGCCAACACCCTTACGGTCACCAACGGCACTTTTGATACCAAGAGCTTCAATGTCATTGCTGGCGCGATTTCATCAACAAATCCTAACGTCCGAACAATAACGCTTGGGGCCAGTACGGTGACGTTGAGCGGCTCGTCTCCTGTGGTGTTTACACAGTCTATAAATCTTACATTCAATGCAGGTACGTCGCAGATAAACTGTTCTTCTTCTGCAGCGGCGTTGACGCCGGGCGGGATGACGTTCTACAACGTTTCACTAACAAGTAACGCAATCTCAACGGCTAGTATTTTGAGTCCTATTGGCGGGAGCACGTTCAACAACATAACCATAACGCCCCCGTTCGGCACAGGTGTCAGCGTTATTCTTTTTAACGATGTAGCGAATGACAAGATAAACGGCACGCTCACTGTAGCGGGGGCTTCGCCTGTTCGACGTATCTTCGTTCGCTCAGACAATCTGGGCGTTGCCGCAACACTCACTGTCGGCACGCTGTCGGCAACCGACTGCGACTTCCGCGACATCACCATTGCAGGCACCGCAGCAGGATCTTCTCCGACCCGTGCAGGCGACTGTGGCGGCAACAGCGGCATCACGTTCCCTGCAGCCAAGACCGTCTATTGGAACCTTGCAGGGGCGCAGAACTGGTCTGCAACGGCTTGGGCACCGGGCTCTGGTGGCAGTCCTGACATCAACAACTTCCCGCTGGCGCAAGACACGGCTGTGTTTGATGAAGCTGCTGGCAGCGTCACAGGCACGATCACGATCAATGCTGCTTGGAACATTGGTACGTTTGATGCGTCGTTGCGGACAAGCGCTATGACGCTCACCACCAGCACCAACACTCCGTTTGTTTACGGCGATTGGAAGTTTGGTACAGGAGTGACATCGTCTAGTACCGCAGGCACGATCACGTTCGCCAAACGCGGGACGCAGACCATCACCAGCAACGGCATTACTTTTGGTTGTCCTGTCACGATAGATTCCGTTACTGGTGTTGTCCAGCTTGCAGATGCGTTGTCGCTTGACTCAACACGTACCCTGACCCTCACATCTGGCACGTTTGATGCGGTGTCGTATAACGTGACGACGGGATTGTTTAGCGCTGTTTTGGCAACATCAGGTTCCAGATTAAAAATGGGTTCTGGAACGTGGACGCTTTCTGGAACCGGGAGCGTCTGGACTGGTATTTCGTCTGATGTTACCTTTTATAAAGGTACTGCAGACATCGTCCTGTCCAACACCAGCGCCTCTGCCCGTACATTCACAGGCGGCGGTCTTTCATACAACAAACTCACCATCGGCGGCGCCACCGGCATATCCACGCTCACCATCAGTGGAAACAATCAATTCACAGAACTCGCCAGCACCAAAACCGTAGCCCATACCATTGCCCTTGGCACCACAACGCAGACCTTCGGCAAATGGACGGTGACGGGCACAGTAGGTAATGTCGTCACGCTTACCGGCACAGGCACGGCGCACGTTCTTGCTGGAGCCTGCACATCTGGCATCGACTACCTTGCGATGGGCTCGATTGGCTTCTCAAATAATTCTCCTGGCGAGTTCTACGCAGGTGCCAACAGCACCGGCACAGCAGGCGCACCTGTCTACCGCACAGCCAAGCCAGCCGACAGCACACGCTACTGGGTTGGTGGCACAGGCAACTGGAGCACCAGCGCTCGTTGGTCTACAGGGTCTGGTGGCGCTTCTGGCGCGTCTGTGCCGCGCAGCCATGATGATGTTGTCTTTGACAGTTTGTCCAACGCCACAGCCTACACAGCCACGGTGAACGCGGTTATT